GACTGCTTGCCCCCCCCCCGCCGCAATGGCGTGGCGGTAGATGTGTCCATAGCGGGCGGCCTTGCCGACCTGACCCGCGAGCTGAATGCGCTGAGCATGACGCTGGACGATATCTACGCGGGCAAGATATACATGGACGATGCTGCGCTTGTGGCAAATCTCGGGCAGCACATCAAAGCCGAGGCCACGGCGGTATGGGGTGCTGATAGCGTGGTAGTGCGCACACCCGACCTCCCGCAGACCGGCTCCGCCCCCGTGTATATAGGCTATATAATGATTCTTGTCGCGCTGGCCTTGGGAGTAAGAGTATGGGCAAAAAGATAGACGATTTTGTGGCATACCTCAAAAGCCACCTCGGCGACGCTTACGTCTGGGGCGCACAGGGCGAAAGGGTAGACAACCGCGCTGACCTCGAAAAATGGGTGCGGCGCAAGGAAACTTCACGCCGCGAAGCCGACCGCGCCCTTGCATACATAAAAAAAGCCACCAAAACGCCGCTGTACGCCTTTGATTGCAGCGGCCTTATAATTCATTGGCTGCGTGACATAAAAGGGCTTATCGATGGCGATACAAGCGCCCAAGGCTTATACGGGCAATGTACCCAAAAGGGCAAGCTTGCCGCGTGGCAGATGCAGCCTGGCGACCTTGTATTTAGGTACAGCTTCGCCAAGGGCAAAATGGGACACGTCGGTGTATACGTCGGCAATGGCATGGTGATAGAGGCTAAAGGCCGCGATTACGGCGTGGTGAATCTGCACCTGTCCTTCGGCGGCTGGACACATCAGGGCAGACACCCCGCGCTGGCCGAGGATACCGCCCCAACCGTCTTTAAGCTGACCTCGCCCATGATGCGCGGCGAAAACGTCAAGGCTATGCAGGCCGCATTGAACGCCTGTGGCTACGATTGCGGCAAGGCCGATGGAATATGCGGCAAGGCCACAATGACGGCTGTAAGGGCCTTTGCAACGGCGCATACGGAGGTATAGCCCGTGGAATGGTGGGGATGGTGTGCATCAATACTGGGGGCGATTGTCCTTATCGCGCAAGGGATCAAGGCGATAAGGGACATAATTGCCCCCGCGCTGACCATGCGGGAGAAGCTGGAGAAGGTGCTTGAGCATGATACAAATGATTTGAAGCGGTTTGAGGAAATCAACACAAAATTTGCGCGGCAGGAGGTCACAAATCAGGCCATTATAACCGGCCTTGTGGCCCTTATAAATCACGAGATAGACGGAAACGGAATTGACGGGCTGAAAAATGCCCGCGCAGAACTTTTACAGCACATAATCGAAAGGAGATAAAAATGACGAACGAATTTTTTACTTGGGCAGTGCTTTTGACTTATGCGGGGGCGACCCTTGCTACCAGCCTTGTAACCCAGCTTATCAAGGGTGTGGGCTTTATCGACAAGATACCTACCCGCTTGACCAGCTATGTAATCGCGCTTGTGGTGCTTATAGCCGCCACCTTTTTCACGGGCGGCCTGACCCTTGAGGCGGGTGCGCTATGCGTGATAAATGCCGTGGTAGTATCTTTGGCCGCGAATGGCGCGTATGATGCCATAGCCCGCGACAAGAAATAAATTTGCCGCCGCCCCTCTGCGACAAAAATTGCCGGAGGTGATAGGCCAATGAGAAGCTGGCCTGTGTGGTGGACAAAAATATTTTGCAGGCCCTCTCCCGTGCGGAGTGGGAAGGGATAATCCATCAGCGGATTTTCAGCGAGCGTGACCGCTGGCTTGTAGCGCGGCATTTGCTTGACGGCGTGCCGTATGACCGCCTGACAGCGGAGTATCAGGCGCGGTACACCGATGCGCCGTTAGAGTATGACCAGATCCGTCGCCGATACAAGGCGGCGGAGAGAACCCTTATAAAATATGCCCCCTGATGGGGGCTTTTTTATTTTTTGGGGGCTTGACATATGCCTAATGCTGTGGTATTTTAATAGTGCCATCCGGCAACGGATGAGGATTGAAATATTTGATTTTTCGTTTTTTTGCGTCTGGGACGCATGTCACCCGCTTGCGGATGTGGATTGAAACATTTGACTTTAGGTTTTCAAGCCTAAGAAAAAAGATGCGCCGCCGTGCATCTTTTTTCCTTTCTCCAGCTATTTCACCCAACCCCAAAGATTTATCCAGCTTTTGGGACAGATTATCCGGTACATATAGGGCGGATTCCTCCAGTTGAGCCAGTCGAATATCCAGGCATCACCCCAGTCATTATCAGCCGCCAGTGCATCCAGCTCCGGTATCCGCTCATCTGACACGCAGTACACCCCGTAGCCCTCGTCCGTGATGTAGTGGCGTAAAAATTCCATGTGGTACTTTTCGGTTAAGGCTATCAGCGTGGCCTTGGTTCTTGGCATTCTTGCTTCCATTTTTTGTCCTCCTCAATCTTACAGTCGGCCTTCTTGCCATTTCGTCCCGACGTTTATCAGTATCGCTGTCCGATATGCGGCTGTGGCGGTTCGATAATCATCGGGGTCGATGTTAACCATCTCGCAGAGCATCTCCAATAGGCCTGTCTCATTGTCGGGGTCGTCGTCTATTGCGTCAATCAGTTCATCTGCCGTCGCCATGCGCACATCGCTGCGGGGGAAACCGTCCTGCTCGACAATCAATGATGTGATGATGTCGTCGCCGTACTTTTCGTGGGTCTTTGTGCCTTCAATCGCTTTGTATGCTTTCATTTTTTAACTCCCTTCGGGGCTTGTCGCCCTTGCTTTATCTTATGGCTATATTATACACCGGCTTGCACTATTTGTCAAGTGTTTGCTTGACAAAAATTAAAAATATTTTTGCACTACATATATATGCCGAAAGCCTCTGCCAATGCGGCCTTGTGCTTTTCGCGGATTTGGCTTGTGCCACATACCCAATCATGCACCGCTTGACGACTTATACCACAGGCCGCGCCAACGTCTTGTAGCGTTAGCCCCTTTTCGCGCATTTTTGCCGCCAGATAGTCACAATCCTCAAGGATGGGGGCTGCTTTGCCGCGATAAAAAGCCAAGTCCCACATACATTGCTGCTCCGCGCTTATGATTTTATCGCCGTCGTCAAAGTCCTCGGGCGTAAGCGGCTGTAATGCGTCGCTTATGGCGCGTTCAAGGGGGTGCGTCATTTTGCGGGCGGCCATAAGCCACCGCATGGACAGCGCGAAGCCATGTGCCGGACGGCGTTGCGCCTCCGCGAATAGCGCTGGCTCGCTAAACTTATCGGGGCTGATATGCCACATCAGCCCGTAGATATACCCAAGTGTCTTTACTGCTTCATCTCGCATTTTTTCTTTCCTCCTTATTTCATTGTTGCCTTGTAGGCATTGATTACCTCGCGCCCCCATTCGCCGCGCAATGTCCTGTCGCGGTTGTCTATCCAGTATTTCGCGGCGGTGAAGGTCTCTACAATCCATGTGATACAGCGCATTCCTTCCTCGTCAGCGCCAAGGGCCATTATATCGTCTATTTTTTCCTTGCGGATTGCATTTGCCCATGCGACCTGCTTCGGGGTTCCGCCCAGTTCGGGCCACTGTTTTTTCTTGCTTTCCTGCGCCGCCTGTGCGTCAATCGCCTCGCGCTCTGCCTGCTTGCGGGCCTTGTAGCATTCGGGGCATTCGCCGTGCGTCTCGTACCAGTTGATCTTGCGCTCACGCTCTTTGCCGGATCCAAACAGCTCTATCGTTGCAGTATGGCCGCAGGAAAATGTTACATCGTACTTCATAATTTTTAACTCCCTTCGGGGCATTGCCCCTTGCTTTATCTTATGGCCTTATTATAGCATGCAATTCCATTTTTGTCAAGTGTTTACTTGACAAAATTAAAAATATTTTTGCCCGCTAAATGCCCGCTAAATTCCCTCCCCGCGCCCTGAGCGCGGGGCATATTTTTTGCGAAAATTAAGGCATAAGGAGGCGAGAAAAAATGTGGAATCCTAACCCTTTTTTTGGCGGCTATCAGCAGCCCCAGCAGTACCAGCAGCGCACCGAGATTGCCCAAGTCAATGGCGAGGGCGGGGCGAAGGCATACAGCCTTGCGCCCAATAGCAGCATCCTGCTGCTGGATACCACCGCGCCCATAGTTTGGCACAAGTGTACCGACAGCGCGGGATATCCTACACTGACCCCGTACACCATCACACCATATCAGCCCGCACCGCCCGTGGACATAAATGACCTCGCGGCGAGAATATCAAAATTGGAGGACAAATTAAATGCCGAATCCCATACTGCAAGCAATGAAAGCTGGAAGCCAGCAGACCCCGCAAATATCCCCACAGCTAATCGCCCAGGCGAAAAGCATGATGGGAATGCCCGCGCAAATGCAGCAGGTAATGCGGATGCTCGGCGGGCGTGACCCCCAGCAGATGTTTTATAGCCTGTGCCAGCAAAAAGGCATAGACCCTGAAAGCATCTTATCACAGATACGATAAATCACGCGCGATTTATATACAAAAAAATAAAATTATGAAGGAGAAAAGACAATGGATAATGTACCCTCTTTGGCGGATATCGCCGCCGTAACGGACAAAAACGACGGCCTTGGCGGCAGCATGGGCGGAGGATTCTGGATATTCGCTCTTATCGTACTTTTGGCCATGATGGGCGGAGGCTTTGGCGGCTGGGGCAACCGTGGCAACGGTGACTACGGCCAGTACGCGACCGCAGCGACGCAGCAGGAAATCCTTTTCGGCCAGCATTTTGGCCAGCTTAATGACCGCTTGACCAACATCGGCAACGGCATATGCAGCCTTGGCTACGATATGCAGGGCAATATCGGCCAGCTGGGCAAGGAAATGGCCATCGCGCAGAATGCGACGAATATGACCGTTATGCAGTCCGCAAACGGCATACAGTCCCAGATGGCGGAGTGCTGCTGCGCCGTGCAGCGCGGCATGGATGCCATCAACGCCAATATCGACGCAAAATTCGCGGCGCTCGAAAAGGCGCAGCTTGAGCAGCGCATAGCACAGCTTGAGCAGGCTAATAACCAGCTTTTTGTCCGTGAGCAGCTGACGGGCGTGGTACGCTACCCCAACGGCTACACCTATAACGCCGGGAACAGCCCGTTTTGCGGCTCCGGCTGTGGCAGCACCTGTTGCTAACGCATGACACACCATCCGGCATTGCCGTGACTATCGGGGCGGCTTAGACCGCCCCTTGATTATGAAAGGAGAAAATTATGGCTTGTAAAAATATATGCCAGCTTTGCCCCCGCCTGATTATATCCCAGTCCGTGACATTTGTGGCAGGTACTGGGCTTATCATCAATCTGCCCGCAGGAGTGTACGCCAACGGCGAAAAATATTGCATCGTCGTGGCGCAGAGCATACCGGACACTACCACCATATCCGCGCCCGTATATATCACCATCGGCACAGGCACGGCACAGTATCCCCTTGCCAACCGCTGCTGCGCACAAGTCACTGCGTGCAGCATGCGCAAGCGCACCAAGTACAGCACCGTGGTATCCACCACCCCCACGGGCGGGACGTTTAAGCTGCTCGGCAACCCGCCTTGTGCGCCGAATAACGACTTGACGGGTCTGACTGGCGGAGCCGTCGCCGCCGTGGCGGAGGCGGCAAAAAAATGAAGCTAATTAACGACCTGTCCGACCAGATTTGCGAAGAAATCGCGGACGCTGAAAAGTATGCTAAGTGGGCGCTCGCGGTCAAGGACGATATGCCGACCGTAGCGCAGACCCTGTACACCATATCGGGGCAGGAGCTGACCCACGCATCCATGCTGCACGACCTTGTAGTCCGCGCCATATCGGACTACAAGGCCAAGCATGGCGACCCACCCGCCGATATGCTGACGCTGTATAACTATTTACACGGCAAGCAGATAGACAAGACGGAACGTGTAAAAAGGTATCAGGAGATGTATAAGGCGTAACCTATTTACACCAACCTCCGGCAACTTTGCGGCAACTTTTTATTGCCCGCTTGCGCTAACGACTTTTTGCAAAAATGCCTAAATATCTATGTTTTTCGGCACAATGGCGTACTTTGTTGGACAAAAAATCCTTGTAGCTGCCGGATACCAAAGAAGAAAAGCACTCATAAAAATGGGTGCTTTTTCTTAGTAAATTAGGCATTTTTTAATTACCGCCGTTGCCGTGCGCTTTGGGACTGGCAACTTTACGGCAACTTTTTTCAAATGCGCCCTGTAACTGTTCTGCACTGTATTTTTCCTTCTGCGCCGAAAGGTGTGAATATATTTCAAGCGTAATTTTTGCATTGGCGTGGCCTAAATACCTCTGCGCCGAAAGCACGTCCACGCCCGCGTTATACAGCACGCTGGCGTAATTGTGCCGAAGGTAATGCGGGGTTATGACTGATATCATCCGCCCGCCCTTTTCAATCGCGTCAATCTCCGGCGCGATATCGTACAGCCGCGCCATTAAATCGTCCCATAGGCGGTATCGCGTTGCATTGCGGTGATATGACCCCGTGGACGACGGTACTACATATGACTGCGGCAGACCGCGCACGGGGCGCAGCTTGTCCGCCAGTTCGCGCGGCATGGGAATCGTCCGCACGGACTTATCAGTTTTGGGTGCATCTATTTCCCCTGTCTTGCCGGCCGCCTGCTGCTCTATGTGAATTGTCCCCGCCTTTAAGTCAACGTGCCGCCATTGCAGGCCGCAAGCCTCGCCGTAGCGCATACCCGTGTAGTACAGCAGGGCAAGCATCAGCGTGCCGTCCTCGTCCATCAGGCGCAGAACCGCATCCGTCTCCGCGTCCGTTAATGCCCTGCGCGTCTCCTTGGGCTTGGATGGGATTGTAAGCCCGACAGTGATGTCACGCGGGATAAGCCCCTGACTATACGCCCGCTGAAATACCCCGCGCAGGATTGTAGATATGTTGCCTATTATGGCCGCGCACGTGTCGGCCTTGGCGTTCAGCAGCCGCTGCAAATCCTCCGTGGTGATTGCCGTCAGCCGCCGCCCCGCAAGCGCGGGGAAGATATGCTTATATAGTGCCGTGCGGTATGACATTTGCGCGGATACACCTATATGCGGCTGCTTATATACCTCATACCAGCTTAGCGCGTATCGGTCAAAAAGTATTCCCTCCGGTGCGGCGTTTGCGCCCGTGACGTACTTTTCCCGCGCCGCCGCCTTAGCCGCTTCAAGCTCTTTTTTTGTGCGGCCCGATACATACTTGACTATGCTTTTCCCGCTTGCGTCCGTGCCTACAGTTATTTTTGCACGGTAGCGCCCATCTTTTTGCTTCACCATTTCATTGCCCCTTCCTTCTTTTTATGATATAATAGGGGCGAGCGTAGTTCGGCTATATCTCGCTCCCTTTCCTTTGTACCGTGCGGATTGCAGCCGCACGGAATTTTTATAATCCCATCAAATCGTAAAATACATTCTCTGATATTATCTGCAAGTCCGCTCCCTTCGCGATTAAGCTTTCAGCTCTTTTAAGCTTGCTGCTTTTGCCGTCCTTGATTTTGCTGTAATCGCTCGCGCCCAAAATCAAAAAATTGGTGTCCTTGGTAACCCCGTTGTCGCACAGCCCGCCGACATTTACCACGGCCTGCGCCGCATCCAGGCGCACTATTTTGGCAAGCGTCCCTGTAAAGACACAATGCTTGCCGTATAGCGGGTGCATCTCGTCCACCGCCGTGCCGTCTGCCGTAAGTGCGTGCAAGTCTGGGCGGGTGCTGCCATGGCTTGCCATCGCCGCCGTGAAATCGTCCCTGCCTATGCCCGCGTCTATATGTGCCAGCAACGCCTTATAACAGTCAATCGTAGCATGGCAGTCACCTATGGCGCGATGGGCTTGCGCGTGGTCAACGCCAAGCGCATTCACAATGTCCCTAAGCCGGTGGTGCTTCAAGTCGGGCAGCACTCGCCGCGATATGCGCATGGTATCTATATAGCCGTTGCTCACGGGCGTTAAACCCTGACGTTCACAATTATCATAGATAAAATTGATATCAAAGTTGATGTTATGGCCTAAAATTATATCGTCGCCCAAGAAGTCACGGGCGGCGGGAAGCACCTCCGGCAGCGCCGGGGCGGCCGCAAGCATATCGTTTGTGATGCCCGTCAGCTCGGCGATAAAATCATCTATCGGCATGCCCGGGTTCACAAGCGTGCTATACTCCGCCGCTACTTCGCCGTGGCGGACGCGCACCATGCCGATTTCAATAATGCAATCCCATTCCGGATCAAGTCCGGTTGTTTCCAAGTCCAGCACAACAAAATCCTCCGGCAGCGCATTCACGGCCTTGCCCTTGTTTTCGCGGACTTTTGCAAGCTTTTTTGTCATGTCGTTCCTCCTGTCTTTTGTCTTTTTACAAAATTGAGCCTTTCATGCTCTGCGCAGCTTCTGCGTGCTGCCTAAGCCATCCCACGGCGGGGTTTAACACATCGCACAAAAACAGCCCTATCAATATCCCAGTTACGCTTACGCTGTATATCACCGCCCACCGAAGCCATTTGCCAAGATGCTGTATGCGCCTATCCTTTTCGGCAAGCAGTAGCCTGACTGCGGCTGTATACCTCTGTGTAGGCTCTTCGGCCTCCTGCGGCACGGCTCCGTAAATCTCATCTACAAAGTCGTGCATGGTTGCACCCAGCCCCTTGGTGACAAGTATCTCATACGTTGCCATTGGCGTTCCGGTCGTGCCTTGCAGCGTGCGGGTAAGCGTGGACGATGCTACACCGCTACGTTTAGACACCTCCTGCAAAGACAATCCACTTTTCTCGCGCATCCGTGCAAATGCTTCCGCGTACTTCCGATTATTGTCCTCAAAAATGCCCATTTCTCTCTCCTCCCCCATTTTCGGTATTACCCTTTTCTATTTTTTGAATGTGCTATTTCCATTTCCGACGCGCTCCGCCATTTTTGGTCATATCCATTTTGCCGTGTGTGTAGTATTTTATACTTGCGCATAGGGGCGCACCCGGGGGCGGCGCATCCTTACCTTGCTTCTCCACCGCCCCCCTCCACCCACCATAGATTATATGATGCATGGTGTCTGTGATATGGTATCATATCTTAACAATTTTTTCACGGAGGAAAAACAAATGGAACGGATTTATGTCAGCATCCCCGAAACGCCGCACATAACGCACTTTACTTCTCCGCAGTTTCCTTGTGGGACTGTGCTTGTAAATACTGCCGCGTCAGGGAAGCCGCCGCGAGTAGGCCGTCTTGGTTGGCTTCCTCCTGTGGTTGCGGAGCAGATCCGCGGCTTACGAGGTATACAGCAGCGTCAAGAAAAGCACGCTCAAAGTCCGAAGCTTTTCTGTATGCCCGAACAAGATACATTTCTTCGGCGGTGAAGTCGCCAATTTCTATGCGGAAAGCCACCTGTTCTGCCGCCTGTTTAACATTTTCGGGCACGCTCTCCCATCCCATAAGATAACCCGGCGGAACGTTAAGCGCTTTTGCCAGGGCTTCAATCTTCGCGGAGGGTATGGCAATTTTATTAAGCTCATATTTATTTATGGTGGACTTGCCAACGCCTATAATTTTTCCGAGTTCTTCTTGCGTCATTTCTCTCGAAAGTCTTACCATTTTAATTCTTTCACCTAACATATTTTTTCACCTCATTGATATAATACTATATAGTCGATTATAAAGCAACAATTTTTTATATTTTTTGTGCAAAAAAGTGATTGACAAGCTACTCCGGATGGTGTATCATGGTAGCGTAAAAAGAAACCAAAGGAGGTGTTTGGATGGTTGATACAAGGGCGCTGCATGGCGTGATTGTGGCAAAAGGTGAAACCCAGAGAAGTATTGCCGAGAAGATAGGTATGCCGCTTTCAACGTTTTGCGCTAAAATGCGGCGAAAATCATTCAATAGTGATGATATGTTCGCCTTGCGCCGCGTGTTGGGTATGAGTGACAGCGTGGCAATAGAAATTTTTTTTGCAGACGAGGTAGCGTGAGAATCTACCAAAAGAGCGCATAAAGAAGGAGGAAAGAGGAAATGAGGAAATGTGAGAATTGCGGGGCGAACCTTGACAGCGGAGAGCGCTGCGACTGCGAGCGCGACAGGGAGAAGCTTGATATGGCGATCGGGATGATAGCGGATGCCATATCCACCATGCGAGCAGCTGATTGGCTGCTGAGGGAGTGCGGGATTGTACCCTGCGCGACCCTCGACTATGACTGCGATATCATGGACACAGTGTACGGGCAGCACATTCAGATTCTATCCGGCAGGAAAGCCTTTGAGCGCATCACCGGCGAGAAGTGGAAGGAAGAGCAAGAGCCGGTGGGCGAGAAGTGGAAGCGGGCAGCGACCATATACCGTGGAGTAAAGATTACAGAGCTACAATGGGAGGGCGAGGGCAGTGGATTTTGAAAAGATACTGCGGGAGATGATACAGCAAGCCGTGGACGAGCGTATAAACGATGCCGCGGCGGTGGAAGATCGCATGGTGCGGGCGCACGGGGAGTACGTCCCCACCACACAGGCCGCTGAACTGCTGAATGTCAGCCCCGTTACCGTGCGGCGGATGCTGGCTGACGGGCGGCTGACAGGCACAGGCGGGGAAAAGCCGCTGGTGATGGTGCGTAGCATGGCGCACATGGCAGAGACGGGCAGGACGCGCAAGCAGAAATACCCTGATTTTGCCATTATAGGGAGGTAAGCTATGGCGAAGATGACGAGGGCTGAATTTATCGCCCGCGCCGTGGCGGACAGAATGAAGGACAAGCTGCGCGGACAGAAGGAAGCGTATTGGGTGCGGTCGGCACATATCGACGCGGAAAGGCGGAAGAAAAGATGAACGTATGGTATATCGCATTATGGGTGTACATGCTGGCGGGCGAGGCTATACTGCTGGTGATTGCTTTTGACATCTGCCGCAAGGAGGCGGCGAAGGGCAAAAAGAAAGCCCACCGAGGGAGTTAACAACGGTGAGCCAGATAAAGCCGCAGTCTTAAAGACCGCATTGATATTATAGCACATCAATGCCGTTTACACAAGCCGCGGCGGATAAAAAGCTTTTAAGCGACCGCACGTTAGCAAATTTAATCTATATAGATTATGGTCTGGTCGCCTGAAGATAAAAACAGCGCCGGGGCGGAGCTGTGATACCGCCCCAACAAAAAAGGAGAAGCAAGGCTATGAAGTATCTTAAAGTCTATACAGACTTTGCCGAGGCCATGGAGGCGCTTTCGGATGCCGAGCGGGGCCGTCTTTTCATGTCGATGCTGCAATACGCATCGACAGGCGAAGCGGGGACGCTATCGGGAGCCGAGCGATTTGTGTGGCCAATAGCAAAGCAAAATATAGACCGGGCGCAAGCCGAACTTGAAAAAAGAGCCGAAAACGGGCGCAAAGGCGGCAGACCGAAAAAAGCAAACGAAAGCGGGGAAAAGCAACCGAAAGCAAAAGAAAGCAAAAAAAAGCAAACGAAAGATAACAAAGACAAAGACAAAGACAATAATATTATCCCCCTATCCCCTAACGGGGATATCCCCCCTAAGGGGGAGCGCCCCCCAGAAAAACGCTTTGTCAAACCCACAGCGGACGAGGTACGCGCATACTGCGCAGAACGCGGCAATCACGTAGACGCACAAGCTTTTGTGGATTTTTATGCCGCCAAGGGCTGGAAGGTGGGCAGCGCACCCATGAAGGACTGGAAGGCGGCTGTGCGGACATGGGAAAAGCGGGACGCGGAGCGCAAGCAAGCCGCAACGCCGCGCCCTAACCGCCAACGGGATTTTGGGAACAGCCGCGTATACAGTGCGGCAGAGATTGACAGCTTAGGGACAGACTTGCTGGGAGGTGGATAAGATGCACACATACGAGCTAATCGAGATAAATTGCGGCGTTACAAAGGCGCTGTACACCGCAACCAGCCGCCAAGACTTATACAGGGCATACCGTGCGGCATGCCAGCGCGGAGGGCTTGTACGCATGCGGATAGATGGCAAGACAATGCGGATATATCAGGCGGACGGTCACGCGCCCGCCGAGACGCGGGGAGGGAGAAGATGAAGCGCACATACACCCCACCAACCGTGCCGCTTGAGGACGCAGAGCAGCGAATTATTTTTCAATGGGCGGCAATGGAGACCGCCGCCCACCCAGAACTGGGGCTGCTGTACGCCATACCCAACGGCGGCAAGCGGGCAATTAAGACCGCGATTGCGCTGAAAGCGCAGGGTGTTAAGTCAGGCGTGCCGGATATGTGCTTGCCCGTGGCGCGTAACGGGTATCACGGGCTATACATTGAGCTAAAGCGGCAAAAAGGCGGCACGGTGAGCGAGACGCAAAAAAGCTGGATAACCGCGCTTGCGGGGCAAGGCTATAAGGCCGTTGTTTGCAAGGGCGCGGAGGAAGCGATAGGGACGATAAAAAACTATTTGGGGGAACGAAAGGCATGAAATTATATTTTTGCACGGACGATTTGTGGGGGTTAGAGCTATGTGTTGCAGCGGAATCGCGGAGGAAGGCGAAGAGCATGTACTGCGATTATTACGATCCTTCGCTCGATTTTACCATGGTACACACATACATAATGTGCCGCGATTATGAAGGCCCTGCGGGCGCGTATGAGGTGCCAAGTCAGGCGTGCCGCGCTTGCGGAGCAAGGCTATAAGGCCGTTATTTGCAGGGGCGCGGACGAGGCGATAGGGACGATAAAGGAGTATATATGGGAGCATACATCAACAAGGACTTGAAGGAGCTTATCATCACCCTTGCTTCGGTAATTGGCTTTAGTGACGTGCTGGTCAAGACCGGCCGGCTGCACCCCGAGGACGAGGACGCAGCAAAACTGATGATGGGCGCGGCCACCACGATATCACAGCACCTTTTGCAGGGGCGGGACACGGAGCAAGTGACGGCCTTGCAGCGTCAGGCAGGATTTTACGAGATTATCGCCGTACCTAAGACCTCGGCGCGGATAGACAAGGAGTTTTATATCTGCCCGCGCGAGGACTTTGAATCACTGGTGATAGACGATTTTTCAAACCCTTGCCCGTTCTGTGAATTGGAGGGCAAGGAGGTGCGTAAATGCGGCCGCCGCAGGGCATTGATACGGTGCGGCGTGGTCGGGAATACGGAAGGCGAATGCCCGTATAAGGGAATATAAAAATAACGGCGAGAAAAATACATAAAAAGGGAGGTAATGAGGAATGACACGCGAAGAAGCAGCAAAAATACTTGAAAAGCAGTTTGATGAATCATGTGGGGATTACAGATATCAAAATAAAGACAAACTGAATTATGAAGATGCATTATGGCTTGCAATCGCCGCCCTCCGCGAGCAAAGGGAGGGAAAAATGGAATGGATAAGCGTGAGGGATAGGCTACCTGAAGACCAAGTGGAAGTGCTGGTGGCTACCAGAAGTAAAAATGGCGTGCGGAATATTGACAAAGGGTATTTGGCAATCGACCACTTTATCCATCGTGGACATGCCGAGGTTACGCATTGGATGCCGCTGCCCGAGCCACCGAAGGAGGACAAATGATGAACGTTTTGCACGAGATGGTGTACAAGGGAAGCCGATGTGAGCCGCAGGTTTTAGCCCACGGCGTTTACCACGGACGAAATTATTATGTTATCAGTTATGGCACGCACCCGTGCGCATACGTTGATGTGTCCGACCTGTTGAGCATGACGCGGAAAGAACAAAAATATATAGAAGATGCAATAGACTGCCACGGCGGGGTAACATACTCAAGTGCGAAGCTTGTGGTAGAAAATAAAACAGGTTGGTATATAGGATGGGACTATGCTCACTGTATGGATTACAGCGGATATATGCCGCGTGAATCGCTTACTAAGAAGTGGACGACCCGCGAAATGGTGAGTGAGTGCAAAAGGGTGGTAGACCAAATCGAAGGGCTTATAAAGGAGCTAACGAAGGAGGAAAAGCAATGAGTACATATATACGCGCTGTTGTTGCAGCCAAGGCGATGGCAGATAAGTACGGCATACCGCTTGGCGATTTGGTAGACACATTAAGCGATATCCCCGCCGTCGATGTTGCCCCGGTGCGGCGCGGACGGTGGATCGAAGAGGATGGCATACAGATTTGCTCAGAATGCGGCGAAGAGCATGAATGGGAAGATTACAGAGCGCCGTACTGCGATACCTGCGGAGCAAAGATGAACAAGGAGGAAAGCTAATGGCAAAGTGGGAAGAAATGCGCTTTAATATCCTGCGTGATTATTACATAGCAGCACAAAGGCGGCTTAAATGGGCGGTGAAGCACGACCGCCCGTGGGAAGAAATCGAGGACAAAAGTTACGTGGTCGCTGCCCTTAAATGGGCGGAGGAACGGGCCGCAAAGGCGGTGAAGGAGGAAGGACAATGACACAGTACGCAGATGCAGACGAGCTGCTTGCAATGTATACGTTTGACAACGATGACGAACTGAAAGACCTAAACGAGCGCGGACATGTGCCGCTGCCCGTGATACGCGAAAATATCAAGGATTGCATAGTGCCGGACGTGGAAAAGAAGCTACGCGAGAACGATGTACTTGCGGGAGTGCTATATATGATGGGTAAGGCTACAAACGTTGTAACCGAACCAGAGCTTAAAAAACTTGTTACGGGGCTAACGGGGAAAGATGAAGAATTCTACAAGGCGGTTGACGACTTTGTCGCAAATGAATGCGAAAAGAGACGCTTGGAGATGGAGGCAGAAAAATGAAACGAGCAATAGCGATGGCAATGTTAGCCCTGCTAATCACATCTGCGTGCGGATACGTAAACGGAGAAACCACGGAGATTAGTAATAAAGGGCGAGTGCAAGTAATCGAGACTGGCGCGACGCATGTAATATATGTTGACACACTAACGGGCGTGCAGTATTTGCGCGTATATAGCGGCGGCGTATGCGTGATGGTGGATGCAGACGGCAAGCCGCTGACATGAGCAGGGGAGAAAAACTATGAAAAAGATACGGACGATAGATGACATCATCGATGCGGATTGGGAGGATATCAAGTGGTGGCGCGAGCAAGGCGCGAATCTTGACCAAGTGGGCGAGCTGTACGGCATAACGGGCGGCGCGCTGGCAAGGTATGCAAGGCTGGCGGGCGTGGATATACCACGGCGCACAGATTATAACCCGTTGCCGTCCATAGAGGATATACAGCGTTTGCGCAGCGAAGGGGTAAAATGGGCTGACATAGCCGCGAAGTATCATGTATCGCGCGACCGACTACACAGCTACGCGCAAGAGCATGGCATAGATACGCGCTTGGTGCGCAAGCCCACACTGACACCAGTGGACTGGGATGACGTGAGCAAGCAGCGCGAGGCGGGCAAGACATGGGGCGATATCGCAGAGCCGTATGGCATAAGTGGCCCGACGCTGCAAAAGCGTGCGGGCAGGCGCGGCATTGCCATTAGCCCCAGCAGGTACGACAGGTTAAATGCCATGCTTGACCCTGACTGGCCAGGCTGGCAAGACGTGAAGCAGATGCGCGAGCAGGGGGGGAAATGGACGGATATTGCCGAGCATATCGGCGTGACTACCGTGACCTTGCGCAGGATGATGGCGCACTTGGCGCTTCGCGCGCCGACAGGCGATGCGCATAAGTATTATGACGGCGCAAGCCCCTGCGAGAAAACCCTATACTCCCAGACACTGTGCTGGTCTTGCGCCAATGCTGTGCCGGACAAGTCGGGCAAGCGCGGGTGCGCATGGAGCAGGAGCTTTAAGCCCGTCAAGGGTTGGGACGCGGACGAGACGCGGCTATACAGCAACAAGCCGACGCAATCGTACCATGTGCGGCAGTGCCCTGAATTTGTGCGGGGATAGACGATGATGCCGCGGCGGGAGGGGGTATCAAAATCCCTACGCCGAGGCGGCCCGTACCGCGGGCCCCTCAACGGAACAAAAAAATTTCGATTTTTTTGAAAAATCAGGTGAGGCAGTAGGATGGATAAAAGCGATAAAGAAAAGCGACAAAACGAACGCGCGGCAGTAAGGCGGCTGCTGATGTACTGGGGCAACGCGGAACGCACGCGCACGGACAAGGAGCGGCAGCTTGTGACGGTGGACGAAGAGATAGAAAGCCTGTACGACCTTCACCCACAAAGGCTGACGGGTATGCCGCACGGGAGCGGGATATCTGATGCCACATACAATGCGGCGCTAAAGGCCACGCGCGAGATAAAACGGCTCAAGCGCAAGAAGCAGCGCCTTGAAGCTGAGCTGAAAGAGCTGAATTATCACGCGGGCATGATAGAATTTGAGGTGATGTGTCTGCCGCCGCTGGAGTGCGAGGTGATAAAGCTTAGGTATGTGGAGTATGGTGTGGCGAAAAGCGGGTACTGGGAAAAGGTGGCGCAGCGGATGCACGTATCGCAGGATTGGGCAAAGGCTTTAGAGCGGCACGGCGTGGAGCGGCTTATAAATCGCATTGCCCCATAAAAGTCAACACGATAAAACACGATTTATATGCTATACTGATATCATCAAAAGAGGGCTTCCGCGGAGGGAGCCTTTTTGTATGGAGCGAATATGGAGCCTATAAAGTGGATACACACACCCGCCACCTGCAAAGAGTGCAAGCACTATGACAAAAATAAAAGGCGGTGCGGGGTGAAGGAATGCCCGTATCCGGCAAGGAGGGGGCGGCGATAATATGGCGCAGAAACCGGCGCACTTCTGCGCATGGCATAACTGCAACAATGTCACGACCGACAAATATTGCGCCGACCACCGCGAGGCGGGCGAAGCAGCGGAGCGCGAGAAAAAGCTTGAACAGCTGCGCAGGCGTGACGGCAGGCGCGGCACATCGCGGGAACGCGGGTACGATGCACGATGGGACAGATATTCAAAGTGGTTTTTATCCCGACCGGAGAACCAGCTTTGCGCCCTGCGGCTGGATGATGGCTGCGCGATTGTAGCGCAATGCGTTGACCACATCGACCCGCCGAATGGCGCGAACGACCCGAAATTCTGGGACAAATCCAACCACCAGCCTGCGTGCATACATTGCAACAGCGTAAAGGGACATAAAAAGTTGAAGGGAGCATATGGGATAAATGGATAGCCAGATTGTGATGAGAAAGGTTGCGGAGCTGAAACCGTACAAGAACAACCCTCGCAAGAACGACAAGGCGGTTGACGCGGTAGCGGCAAGCATTAAGGCTTTTGGATTTAAGCAGCCCATAGTGATTGACATTAACGACGAGGTAATCGCGGGAGATACACGGCTAAAGGCGGCCAAGAAAAATGGGTTAGACGAAGTGCCGTGCGTAGTGGCAAGCGACCTAACGCCGGAACAGGTCAAGGCATACCGCCTTGCCGACAACAAGGTGGGCGAGCTTGCCGAATGGGATTGGGACTTGTTGCCCGCAGAAATGGATGGCTTGACGGGGTTTGACATGACGGAGTTCGGGTTTGACGAGATAGAGGCGGTGGACGTGGATTCATTACTTGATTGCGGGGACGGCGGCAATGGTGAAAAAGAGCCCGTTAAATGTCCTAAGTGCGGATTTGTGTTTGAGGTATAGCATGAAGATATGTGCATACGTACAAGAACAATACGCAAAGACGGCATATAAGAAAGAGTGCTTAGATACGCGCCAGTTTGCCGGGCTAAAAGTGATAATAGACAGCTTGGAACGCACGGGGCATAGCGTAGAGTATGCCGGAATAGCCACGGTGCATGAATATGATATAGTGCTGGTTAGCCTTACAAGCGATTGCGACTGGTGGACATTCATCAGGGAACGCCTAAGATGGCGCAAAGGCAATTACAAGATTATTGTCGGCGGGGCGGGCGTATTGCACGTTACGCCGTTCCTGCGCTGGTTCGACTTTGCAGTAATTGGACGCGGCGAACACATTATGACCCCGCTTATCGATGGCATAGAACGCGACGGCGGATACGACCACGAAAGCGTAATAGATGTTAGAACCTTTTCACCCGACAAAATATATAGAGTGGCGCAAACGGATTGTATGTACCCACACCGGATCCGGTTGACCGACAAGAAGGAATACATAGAACGGGCAATAGGGTGCAACCACAAATGCTTTTTCTGCGGCTATACATGGCAGCGAAAATTCATATCGTCCCTGGGCGACGTATACAAAATGCCCGGCGGCTTGTTTGACGGCATGGAAGATAAGGAACGCGCCATGCTTGACATGATAAACGGGAAAGAGGAAATAGACTGGGCACATTTGCGTACAACGGCCATAGACGGATTCAGCGAGCGGTTGCGCAAAATGGTGAACAAACCCATAACGCGAGAGAACCTGCGGCAATTTTTGAACGCCATGCTTAATTACAGCGGCAAGCCACATCAAATCAAGTTTTTCAACATTTGCGGCTATCCGTCTGAAACGGAGGATGATTGGCGCGAGTTTGCCGAGGATATAAGACTTGCGGATGATATAGCGGAGAAACGCGAAAAACAATGGTCTATTGTCCTGCATAACACGCCGTTCAGGGCAATGCCCGCCACGCCTATGGCGTGTGCGCCGATGGCAAAGCGTAACTTTAGGGGTGAAATATCCCGGACGATTGGGAATGGACTAAAAGGCAATCTGATATACCAAGGCAAATCCTTATGGTCAGTCGAGAGCAGCGGAACAGAGGGCTTGCCGACCGTCATGCTATCCGCATTAGCGCACAGGGGAAGCGAGAACGATAGTGAAAACATAGAACGCCTGTGCCGTGCACCGAAGTTCTGGCGGGCAAGCAACGCGGAGAAAGAGGCCGTCTTAGCTAAGCTGTTTGACATGGATAAACTTTTCGGCGGCTTTACCCCTGCGGACTTGCCGAGCCGATATCTGCGCACATACGCGCAAGTAGAAAGGCTATGGACACGCAAATATGAATAAAGCAATAAATGAACACAACGAAAAGATAGCAGAAGCCCGCGCACGGATTGACAAAAGCACGGGCTATGCGCGCAGGGACGCACAGAAGTATCTTAAACGGCTGTTGCGCGAGCGCGAGGAATACTATAGGCACAAATAACGCGGAAAGGAGAACAGTATGCCGACCGGGAGAAAACCAACCCCGCTGAAACTGGTGGACAACGCCAAGGCAAGGCACACAAAAGAAACGCTTGACGGGCGACAGAACGGCGAACCGGAAGGCTGTACCGATAAATTAACGCCGCCCAAAACCATATCAAGCGAGGCGAAAAAAGAGTGGAAGCGCATAGTTAAGCTGTATCGCCAGCTTGACGCGAAGATAATCAATGACTTGGACATATCGACCCTTATGGCGTACTGCGAAAGCGTAGCAATATACCGCAGGGCGCAAGAGGAATACCAGAACCGCCCGCTGGTCTATATGAATGCGGACGGCAGACCCGCAGAAAACCCGTATATCACTATAATGCGGCGGGAGGGACAGAACATAGCGAAATACGCAGAGCAGTTGTGCCTGTCCCCGGTAGGCCGCGCAAGAATGGGAGTTGCGGCCGCCAAGAAGGAAGCAGAAAGCGACCCAATGGCGGCCTATCTGAACAAATACGATGGTTGACACAAAAAAAGCGCTTGCGGTCATAGAATTTGTGCAGGCGTTAAAGCATACGGGTGATTTTTACGGGAAACCTTTTGTGCTGCTGCCGTGGGAAATTGACGTTATAAATGCCGTATACGGCACAGTGAATGAGGACGGGAAGCGCCAATATCGAACGGGTTATCTGGAGATAGCCAAGAAGAACGGCAAAACCGAGCTTATAGCCGCACTCAGCCTTTACCATCTTGTGATGGATGCGGCGGGAGGCGAAATATATTGCGGCGCAGCCGACCGCAATCAAGCGTCCATAGCCTTTAACGCGGCAAAGAGTATGGTGGAGCAGAGTAAGGTGCTATCCAAGATTATAAAAATCAAGGACAGTACGAAAGAAATGCTAAACCTCCGCACGCACACGCGGTTCAAAGTGCTTTCGGCTGAAGCGGCCACGAAGCACGGGCTTAACCCGTCCGTGGTAATAATTGATGAGCTGCACGCACACCCCAAGCGCGACTTGTGGGACGTGCTGACCTTCGGCACGGGCGCGGCGCGAGACGAACAGCTTATCTGGTGCATCACTACGGCGGGCGACGACCCCGACAGAAAAAGCGTTGGTTGGGAGCAGCATGACATAGCTACGAAAATTATAAGCGGCGAACTTATAGACCCAACCTTTTACGCAAAAATATATACCGTTCCGGAGACGGCGGATATATATGACGAAGCTAATTGGTATTTGGCTAATCCGTCGCTTGGCGTGTCGATAAAAATAGAGAATGTCCGCAGCGAGGCATTAAAGGCACGGAATAGCCCTGCGGCTGAGAAGCTTTTCCGCTGGCTGCGACTGAATCAATGGATATCGCTGAAACGCACGGGGTGGATGCCGATTACGCTATGGGACGATACCGAAGGCGATTGGCATAAATCCGATATGCTGGGGCGCGAGTGCTATGTAGGCATTGACTTGTCAAGCACGACCGACCTTACGGGCGTGGCGGTGCTTTTCCCGCCGCTACCGGAGCAGACGGAATGGCGGTTTTTTGTGGATGCGTGGATACCGGAGGACAATATGCGCGAGCGCGAGCAGCGCGACCATGTACCATTTGGTAGATGGGTTAAAGCGGAGCATATGCACGCAACGCCCGGCAACTGCGTCGATTATGCCTATATAGCCAATTATCTTGACAAGCTGATGCTGGACTACGATGTAAAGTATATCGCCGCCGACCAATGGCGAATTGATTCCCTGCGCCCGCTGATGCAGCAGGAAGTAGCACAGCAGAAGGTTATAACCATACCCCAGACAATGGCGGGAATGTCGCCCGCCATGAAGGAGCTGGAGCGCCTGATGATGGACGGCGAGATAACGCACGAGCATAACCCGTGCGGGCGGTGGACATTTGGCAACGTTGTGGTAGCACAGGACGGCAACGAGAACATAAAGCCGATGAAAAACAAGAGCATCGAGCGAATTGACCCCATGTGCGCACTTATAGACGCAATGGCGGCGGCGGTCAAACTGGAACCCAAACGAAGCGTATACGAACAGCGCGGCTTGCGCGTAATATGAGGTGGGAATGAAAAAAATCAAGCTATTCGGCAAAATAATTGAGATACGCGCGGCAAATGTAGAAAAACTGCCGCCTGTATCCAGCGATACGGCATGGCAGGATTACCTTATGGGCAACGGGTGCGCCATAAGCGCAGATACGGCATTACAGGTTGCGGCGGTTTTCCGGTGCGTTGACCTGATAAGTAAGACAATGGCGGCGCTGCCGCTGCATATGTACCGCGACCGTAACGACGGCAAGCAGAAGGCCAAAGACCATCCGTTATACAAGATTACAAATATACTGCCAAACCCGACCACGACGGCGTATGAAATGATGCAGATGCTTGTGGCAAACATACTGCTGACACGCGGCGGATATCTGCGCATAGTACGCAACCGCAGCGGAGTAATAACAGCGCTTAAGAATCTGCCCACGGCAAACTGTTCGCAAGTCTATACCAACAGCCGCAACGGGGAGCAGTACATATACGCCACGGCGGACGGCATAACCGAAACGCTGCGGGATGGCGATTTTGTGTTTATACCGGGGTTTAGATTTGCAAGCCGAACGCCGGAAGACCCGATGGACATAGCGGCGGGGGTGCTTGGCCTAAACGACAGCATGACAAAGTATGCACAGCGCGGATTCAGCGGCACGTCACCGGGCGGGTATATAACATACCCCGGCGAATTATCCGATAGCGCATACGAACGCTTCAAGGAGGACTTTAAGGCCAATTATGCGGGCGTGGAGAACGCAGGCAAGTGGATGTTTTTAGAGAACGGCTCCACGGCACAGCCGTGGGACAGGGATATGCAGAAAACGCAGCTGCTTGACAGCCGCAAGTGGGCGGTAACGGAAATATGCAGGATATTCGGCGTGCCGCCGCATATGTGCATGGACTTGGAGAAGGCCACATTCAGCAACATTGAGCAGCAAAGCGCGGAATTTGTGCGCGATTGCATAAACCCGTTATCCGTGCGCATAGAGCAAGCGCTTTATCGCGACTTGCTGACAACGGCAGAGCAGCGTGAATATTACTACAAATTCAACACAAACGGCCTCCTGCGCGGCGACACTGCGTCACGCACAAGCTATTATAACTCGATGCGGCAGAACGGCATAATGAGCGCGGACGATATACGCGAGCTTGAGGACATGAACCCGCTGCCTGACGGACTGGGGCGGATATACTTTATCAACGGCAATATGCTGCCGCTGGAAAATGCAAAACTAAACGCGCCAAAGAGCGCACAGGTGAAAGGAGATACAAAAGGTGCATAAATTCTGGGAGTTCAAAGCCCTCGGCAATGCCGGAGAGCTTTTTTTATATGGCGAAATAAGCGATACGTCATGGTTTGGTGACGAAGTTACCCCCGCGCAATTCCAGAAAGACCTTGCGGCGCTTGGGGATATATCCGCGCTTGATGTCTACATAAACAGCCCCGGCGGCGACATTTTTGCAGGATTCAGCATTTACAACATTTTGCAGCGGCATAAAGCGGAAAAGACCGTCCACATAGACGGCCTTGCGGCCTCCGCTGCATCCGTCATAGCAATGGCGGGCGATGTCATAAAAATGCCGGAAAACGCCACGCTGATGATACACAACGCATGGACATACACAGGCGGCGGCGCAGAGGATTTGCGGAAAACCGCCGATGAGCTTGAGCGCCTTAACGGGCAGATTGCGGACATATACGTCGCCCGCACGGGCAAGGGCAAGGACGAAATAGCGGCCATGATGAGCGCGGAGACGTGGATGAGCGGTAAGGAAGCGAAGGAAGCGGGCTTTGCGGATGAGCTGATTAAGAATAAAAAAATAGCGGCGTGCGCAAACGCGGGCAAGTATTTTGCCCGTTATAAGAACGCGCCCGATATGAATGAGCCTGATAATGGGGGAGAAATCCAGCCCACAACAGATACAACAAACGCAGCGCTGGCGGAACAGCGTGAAAGATTTAAGGCCATGAGATTAAAAATTTTGGAGGTATGAAATGGCAAAAGAAATTTACGAGATGATGCAGGAAAGGGCGAAGATAACCGCCCAGCTGCGCGAGGTGATGAACCGCAATGATGCGGAGGAAATGAACGCGGACGATAAGGCGACGTATGACAGGCTTGAAAAAGAATTTGACAAGCTTAACGCGAGCATAACCCGCGAACAGAAGCAGCTTGAGCGCGAGCGGGCTGCCGGAGAAGTGGCCGATGTACAGCGGGACAATGCCAAAAACAAAATCGTGGATATGTTTGGCCGCGCCTTGCGGGGCGACCAGGGCGACATAGCTGCGTATCGCAACACCACGCAGACCCTTGGCACAAATGCCAACGCGGGCTATCTGACCGCCCCCGTTGAATTTGTGAACAGGTTGATAGCCGGACTTAAAAACGACATGTTCATGCGCCAGATCTGTGATGTTGTCGGCCCTATCGGCAATGCGCAGAGCCTTGGTTACCCGACGCTCACCGCCGATGCGTCCGACATCGAATGGACAACCGAAATTGCGGCAGCGCCCGAAGAAGCAACTATTTCGTTTGGCCGCAGGGAGTTCAAGCCTCAGCGTCTTGCGAAGCTGATAAAGATATCCCGAACCCTTATGCGGCATGCGCCCTCGCCCGACCAGACCGTGCTTGACAGGATCCTCTATAAGGTCGAAGCCGCGCAGGAGAACGCCTACATGAACGGCGCGGGCACTAACAGCCCGCTCGGCGTTTTTGTTGCAAGCGCGAACGGAGTACCCGAAGCCCGCGACATTACAAGCGCCGCGACTGCAATAACCGCAGACGATATGATCGAAACCAAGTACGCGGTTAAGGGGCAGTATACGCGCAATGCGTCCTGGGTGATGCACCGCGACCTGTGCAAGACGCTGGCCAAGCTCAAGGGCAGCGACGGCCAGTATATATGGCAGCCGTCCGTACAGATGGGACAGCCCGACAGGCTGCTCGGAGCACCGGTGTACATGAGCGAATACGCGCCCAATACCTACACGGCGGGCAAGTACGCCGCGGTATACGGCGACTTTAGGACGGGTTACATGATTTGCGACGGCGACGGCCTGTACATACAGGTGCTCAACGAGCTGTATGCGCCGAATAACTCAATCGGCTATCTGGTCGAGTACTTCGGCGACGGCGCGCCCGTGGTAGGCGAAGCGTTTGCCCGCCTTAAAATTAAGGGCTCATAAAATGAACACGCGGGGCGTTTTGCCCCGCGTAAGAACGGAGGTTAGATATGGCGGCACAAATTTTGACGCAAACAATAATAAATGAGGCTGTAACTCTCGACGCGGCAAAGATGCATCTACGCATTAACCCCGACGATAACAGCGAGGATATGCTGATAATTTTGCCGCTTATCGCTGCGGCGCGAGAATACTGCGAAAACTATACGGGCCGCGCGTTTGCGCCGCAGAAGATAACCGCATTGACGGACGCGGCAGGAACAACCGAACTACCGCGTTGCCCGATAAAAAGCATTGACAGCGTGACGGTAGATGGCAAGGCCGTGGAGTATACGGCGGACTTGCGGCGCGGAACGGTGACGGTCACCGAACCCAATGCGACTATCACATACACGGCGGGCGGGTATGTGCCGTTTATGGTACGGCAGGCAATGCTGCTGCTGATTGGGCATTGGTACGCCAACCGCGAGGCCGCAACAACCGCAAATACAAGCGAAGTTGACACGGCGGCGCAGGCCATGCTGCGGCAATACAAAGGCTGGTGGTTTTGATGGCGGCACGCGCAAACGCGGGCGAGATGCGAACAAAAATCACCATAAAAAACCCCGTATATACCATAAGGGACGGCTTTAGCCGCGAAGAATTTGTGAACGCATTTACGCGGCCTGTGTGGTGCAAGTGGGTTAACGCGCACGGCGCAGAAATATACCAAGCCGCCGAGCTGCATTTACGCGAACCCGCAACGATAACCATGCGCTATTCGCCGTTGGTGACGGTCAAAAGCCGCATATGGCGGGAGAGAGACACGGATCCGTATGAGGTGTTAAGCATCAACAACGTCAATGACCGCTGCGAATTTTTGGAAATCAAGGTACAAAGGGTGGTGACGGCATGACGATTGCGGAAATACTGCAAGACAAATACACCGTATGCCACCCGCCCTACATGGGCGACGCGACCGAGTACGTAACCTATCAGCTTATCACCCAATCGACAACGCTGTACGCCGAGGGAGCCGAGGCGGAAACGTCCGTGCTGTATGCGGTAGACTACTACACCAAGAACGTGCCGTTTGAGACGAAACTGCTTGAAATCAAGCGACTTTTGCAGGCGGCGGGATGGACTTGCACCGTGAACGCCGAGGACTACGAGCCGGATACGGGGCTATATCATATCCCCATGACGGCGACGCATATAGGCGGTATATATGGCTAAGATGTATGTGGATGGCATAGACGCCATACAAAACGCCTTGCACACGACCGAGGACGGCATAGCGGACTTTGTGGACGATTTGCTTGCGGCCGGCGGAGAAATTGCAAAAGAAAAAGTAGAACAAAGTATACTGCGCCATGGGCACGTCCGCCCAGGGTCGGGCATCTTACTGCGGTCGATAAAAATCCAAAAAGCCAAAGACAAAGAGGGGCGAAAGTATGTAGATGTGGTAGCGGCGGGGAAACGAAAGACGGGCACTACCAATGCCCAGATTGCCTTTGTCCTGAATTATGGCCGATCACACTACACCGGCACACACTTTTGGACGGAAGCAGAAGAACAAGCCCGCAAAGAATACGAAGAACTTGTGAATCAAAAAACCAACATTTTTTTGAATGAGAAAGGACTAAATTAAATGCCTACTTTTGATTTGCGCGGCCTGAAAGTGGCCGAGTACAAAAACGCAAGCGGCACGGTGACATACGACACCCCCACAAGCATGGGCGACGCTATGACCGTGCAGCTTAATCTTACGTCCGCCGAAGGCAGACTATATGCAGAAGGCAAACTCGCCGAATATATGAAACAGGTAACGGGCGGCACAATATCCGCGGGCGTGAAGTACATACCCGATGATGCCCAGAAGCTGATGTTCGGCGTAACCGAAAAATCCCGCACCATATCTACCGCGGCAACCAAAAGCCTTTTGACCACGGCGAAGGATACACCCAAGTATGTCGGCCTTGGCTTTTATGCGCCCGATATGCGGGACGGCTCGAACAAGGTAACGGCTTGCTTTGTGCATAAAGTGCTTTTCGGTCAGCCCGCAATGAATTTGCAGACCAAAGGCGAAAACATACAATTTCAGACCCCGACGACTACGGGCGAATTTTTGCCGAGCGACGCGGAAACGCAGGACATCATGGAGGTGGCCGTGCTTGACGATGCCGCCAATGCCATAGCGTGGATAAATGCTTGCTTTGGCGCGAGCGCGTAAGGAGGCCGCATGGACGATATTAGACTTAAAACCGCGCCGTTTGAATGGCGTGGAGAAAAAATAAAACTGTGCTGCAACATGAACGTTTTGGCGGACGTGCAGGAAGCCTACGGCGGCGACATATCCCGTGCGTTTAAGGGCAGCACCATACGGGCAACGCTGACATTTTTGACGGCAATGATAAATGACGCTACGGACGGCGACTTGACCGTGCGCGAGGTAGGGCGCGAAATCCCTATAAGCCAGCTGGGCTGTATAAGCGGCGTTGTGCTGCCCCTTGTGACCGATGCGCTGAAAGGCGAGGACACAGAAAAAAAACGGAGACAGCGGCGAACCGCTAAATTTTGCATGGTATCTTGCTGTGTGGGTGATGGCGCTACGGCTACCCGAGCGTGATTTTTGGGCAACTGCAACGCCATACCGCATAGCAAAAATATTAACAGCGTATAAAGAGATAGGCAAGGCGAAAGAGGCTGGGAAGCCCGTAAGCCTTGCGGAATACTTAGGAGTATAAAGCGATGCCGAATATTAGAACACGATTTGTCGCGGAAGGTGAAAAAGAGTATAGGCAAGCGCTTAAAGACATAAATAGCGGCTTGGGCATACTTAATGCCGAAAGCAAAAAACTGCAAGAGCAATTTAAGGGCAACGAAGATAGCCTTGAGGCCCTGACCGCGACCAATGAAAACCTTGACCAGATAGTCTTATCTCTTAGCGACAAACTGGACTTGCAAAAAAAGCGGTTGGCAGAGCTGTCACAAGCTTATGGCGAAAGCGACGACCGCACGCAGCGTATGCGCAAGGCCGTAGTAGAAACAGAGACTGCGTTGCTAAAGCAACAGCACGCACTTGACGAAAATACGAAGGCGCTGGACGACTTCGGCGAGGGCGAGGACGACGCGGCAGACAAAGCGCAGGGACTTGGCGACGCGCTTAACGATATCGGCAGCAAATTTGGCATAAGTCTGCCAAAGGAAATGACCAACACCCTTAACGGCATGCTTAACCTTGATGCGCAGACACTTGTGCTTGCGGGGGGCTTTGCCGCAGTGGCCGCGGCGGTTGTAGAAGCCGAAAAAGCGCTTATAAGCCTGACGATAGAATCAGCGGCATACGCGGACGAAATACTTACGCAATCCGTGGTGACGGGGCTATCTGCCGAAGCGCTACAAGAATATCAGTATGCCGCCGAGCTTGTGGACGTATCGCTGGATACGCTCACTTCAAGCCAAGCAAAAATGATAAGGAGCATGGATGCGGCACGGCGCGGCAGCAAAGAACAAGCGGAAGCCTTTGACAAGCTGGGCATTAGCGTGCAAAATGCGGACGGCACGCTGCGCGATGCACAAGATGTCTTTGGCGATGCAATAGACGCGCTTGGGGCTATAAGCAATGAAACGGAACGCGACGCGATAGCAATGACCATCTTCGGGCGTTCCGCACGCGACCTAAACCCACTAATAAAAGCCGGCAGCGACGGCTTGCGCGAACTTACTCAAGAGGCGCACAATGTAGGCTATGTAATGGGCGAAGAGGCATTAGATGCTTTGGGCGCGGTTGACGACCAGCTACAGCGAATGAACCGCTCAGGCGAAGCCCTCAAGAATCAGATTGCCGTCGGCATGGCTCCGGCAGTCGAAAACCTAATGAAAAAAGGAACCGACCTATTCGTGCGGCTGCAAGAAGCCGCCGAAGGGTCGGGCATTTTAGAGGTTTTCGGTGCGCTGCTTGACGTGGTATCCGCGCTCGAGCCGCTTTTTGATGTGCTTTTCGGCACGGCAGAGGATGGCGTGCCTGTGCTGCAAACCCTTGCGCTTGCGCTGGGCGTTCTGGCCGACGCGCTGACCATAGTAGCCAACACGATAGCCATAGTGATAGAGCTTTTTAAGCAGTTGTTTAATCTTATCAGCGGCAAGGGCTTTGACGACAGCAACCTTACGCGCTACGGCGAAAATATAGCCAAGGTTTTTAGCAACGAGGGGGCGAGTGCCCGCGCGTGGAGCGGCGGCTTTGGCAAAAACATAGGCCGCAACGCGGACGGCACGGACTACTGGCCCGGCGGGTTGACATGGGTCGGCGAACGCGGGCCGGAGCTGGTATCCTTGCCGCAGGGGAGCAGGGTATACAGCGCAGAGGACAGCCGCAACATGGGCGGCACGAATAATTATTATTTGACCGTGCAATCGCGCGACATGGAAACCGTGGCGGCAATGACGGCAACATTCAAACGCGCGAGGCAGGCAGAAAGGGCGAAGTAATGGCAAAAACAACCATAAAGACATATTTTACAGGCGGCACAGGGTTAGACAACATAATCCGGGTAGACGGCTCTGCCGAACAATGCCAAAAGTATGCAAGGGGGATAACAAGGCTTGATTATAGCGGGCTGATTGTTCCCGCAGGAAAGAAGGCAATATCCCACGCCGTAAAGCTGCACGTTGGTGCAGCTTACGAACAATACGGAACAAAGCGCAGCAAGAGCACGACTCCGCCAGACGGCTATACAATACAAGACACAACAAGCAACCCTGACTACGTATATATATACCCGACGCCTGCAATCCCGGCACGCGGGTTTGCGGCCATGCAGTATACTGCGGGATACGCAAACATCGTAAAAAGCTATGATGATTTACCGGACACGGTGGCAAGTGGAGATTGGATAACACTCGACCTGCCGCAAGGATATGACATACCGAGCGATGGCAGTATATATCTTGCGCAGATGTCGGCATATACCCCGATATCTAACCCGACAGATAATAGGATACCGGCAAAAATAGCATATAAGTATACAGCCGATAGCCTATATTATTATGACTTCTATTCACATTTTTGGACGAATTATACCGATCAGGAGCTATCAAGCCGCAGCTACATAGAAACGGTAATTGCAGACTGCCCGCAAACCCCGACCGTAAAAAGCCCGATACTGGGAGAGACGGTCGCGCCAAGCGGCGGCGTGGTGCGCTTCAGCTGGGCGCATAACCCCAGTCCGCAGAGCAATCTGCCGCAAAAGGGCTACAATCTGCAAATATCGGGTGACGGCCTGACGTGGGAGACAATCACCGCGACAAGCACCAGCCAATACGCCGATGTGCCGATTGCAAAAATCCCAAGCGGTAATTTTTACTGGCGCGTGCAGACCATAGACACAGACGACGCGCCCAGCGATTACAGCGACCAAGCATATGCATACTACGGCACGGCTCCGACCGCGCCCAGCATAGTGACCAGCGTATTCACAGCGGCAAAACCGCGCTTGATATGGACGACCACCTTCACACAGAGCGCATACAAGGTGCAAATTCTCAAGGGCGCAACCTATATAGTGGACATCACCGCCGAGAGCAGCGACCAATTTTATGATATCCCTGTCGCGCTTGAAAACGGGGAGCAGTACACCGTGCGCGTATCCGCACGGGACGAGGCGGCGCACTACAGCGCGTGGGCGGAGGATGCTATAACGGCGAACTACATAATACCTACCACGCCGACCTTCTTGCTTTCAAAAAAAAAAGATAGCATTGAGATAATAATAAGCCACAACCAAACGGGGATACTGCGATACGATATATACCGCTTTGCCCCCGGCGATACGGATTTTATACGCATTGGCAGTACCACGACAAAAAAATATAAGGACTGGTCTGTAATGGCCGGAAATGTCCGCTATAAAGTCATAGCCGTAAGTGATAGCGGCGAAAGCAAGGCCGCACAGCAGCAAACAGTGTTCGAGCTGACAACGGGGTGGCTTACGCCCGTGGACGACCCCTCGCACGCCTTCGAGGTACGCTACAACGTGCAGGACAGGTATCATACCGATTATGACGTTAGCATGATGGAATACGCGGGCCGCGAAAAGCCCGTGGCGGAGTTTGGGCAGATAGCGCAAAGGAGCATAAGCGTATCCTTTGCCACAAATGACAAGGACGCATACAAGGCACTCGAACGGGTGATACGGCAGCGCAAGACAGTGCTGTACCGAAATGCGCGGATGAAGATGTACGGCGTGTGCATAAGCCCCTCCGACCAGCCCGCGGACTACTACGGCATGATATACAATCTGTCGTTTGTCATCAACGAAGTCGAATATAGCGAGGTAGTATGATGCAGTTTGCACGGGCAGGATATACGGATACAGAGATACAGGCGGCACTTGTAGCGCCTACACGGCAAATCCGCGTGCGCTACGAACTGCTGGGGCGCGACTTACAATATAAGCGCGACATAACGACCGTATCCAGTGGAACTATAACTTTTGACAGCGCCGCAGCGATTATGCGCACGGCGCTGTTTGAAATGCGAGATGAAGAAATAGACTATCTCAGCGCGCGCGTCCGCCCCGTCTTTGGGCTGCGCATGGGTGATACGTGGGCAGAGTGGCCGCTGGGGGTATTTGTGTTGTCGTCGCCGGAGCGCGTAGCGAAAGCAAAGACGGTATCGCGCACGGTGGAGGCATACGACCTTAACCAGCTGCTAAAGACGGACGGCATATCCGCGCGGCTATACTATCCGGCAGGGACGCGCTATACAGACATAGTGCTTAACGTGCTGTATGGCGCGGGCATAACCCGCGCAAACATCGAAGGCGCAGAGGATACCATTGCCGAGGCGGTTGAGTATGCCCCGGGAGCATATCGGCTGGATATAATCAACGAGCTTTTAGCGGCAATAAATTATACGCCAATACACCCCGACGCAAACGGAATTTTTATCGCGCGCAAGCAAAGGGACATTGAACTGGGCGATATTGCGTACAAGTACAGCACCAAGCAAGATAGCGTGATAATGGGCGAGGCCAAAGAGGCTGTAGACTACTTTGACACGCCAAATAGATTTATCGCCTATGTATCGTCCCCCGAAGTTGCGCCTATGCGCGCGGTGTATGAAAACGCCGACCCACAGTCGCCATTAAGCACCAAAACAGGCAAGTGGTAACGGAAGTAATCGAACTGCGCGACATAAGCACACAGGCGGAGCTCGATGCGTATGTGCGCCGCCGTGCCATCGAAGCCGAGGCGGACTTGCACGGCATAGACTTTGCGACGGGGCTTATGCCCATGCATGGCTATAAGGACGTGTACCAATTTGAGCACGAGGTGCTTGGCATAAACGAGATTTACCAAGAGACCGCGTGGAGCATGGAACTGCGTGTGGGCGGCAAGATGCGGCACAAAGCAAGGAGAATAACGGAATGAATTTTGCTACCATAAAGGCCGTGTATGACGACGGGGTGACGCTGGCATTTGACGACGGCAGCGAATCCCAAAAGCATTATAAGGTTAACAGCGGCGTTGTTTTTAACGCGGGCGACCGCGTGCGAATTTTGGAGGATAACGGCACATATGTTGTTGAATATGTGGTAGGCCGGCCGATAAAGGCAATCAACGCAGGGACGGCAAGCACCGCAGGCAGCGCGAATAAGCTTAGTACTGCCCGACAAATCCGACTGACTGGCGACGTGGAAGGTACAGCTGACTTTGACGGCAGCGCGAATATCAGCATAAGTATAACGTCGCTGCGGACAGCCAAGCTGAAAAACGCCTTTGCCCCCAACGACAAAACGAAGGATATACAGCTATGGGCACAATATAATAATGCCCTGTGGTATCAGGTCGGCATGGGCACGCGTACCAAGCTGACCAACGGATAAGGAGGACACATGACCTACAACATCACCCTAACCGCCAACCACCAATCTTTGACCGCCGAATATCTCCCCCTTGCGGCTGAATCTGTGCAGTACCTTACCGCAAAGGTGATATGCGAGACAGAGGACTGGACAGGGCGCGAGATTAAGGCCATGTTTGGGCAGGGCTGCACGGTACACGAAGTGACCGTGACAGGCGGGGAGATAACCGCCAAGCAGCAGCTTAACCTTACAGCGGGCGACTGGCGCGTATGGCTTGTGGGCAACTCCGCACGGGATGGGGAGGTAATCCCGCGCATTACCACAAACATTGCGCATATCAGCGTAGCCCCGACAGGCGGCACAGAGGGTAATCCCTTCCCCACAATCCCGCCCACGGCGGAGGAACAGCTGCGCGCAGACATGGGCAATCTTGCCAACCTGACCACCAAGGACAAGAGCAGCCTCGTCGCGGCGATAAACGAGGCGGCAGCGGGCGGGGGCAGTAAAGATGCAGTAACGTACACCCCGCAAACCCTGACGGACAAGCAGAAGTCACAGGCCAGAACGAATATCGGGGCGTACACCAAGCCCGCCTCCGGCATCCCAAAATCCGACCTTGAGCAGGATGTGCAGACAAGCCTTGACAAGGCCGATACGGCTATATCTCTCGGCCTGACCGCCGCCACCCCCGGCCAGATAATCAAAGTCAAGGCCGTGCAGGACGGCAAGCCGACCGAGTGGGAGGCAGTGGATATGCCGGGCGGTGGCGAGACATGGGAAAAGGTTGCAGATATTGAACTGCGTGCAGATACGGCATTGTATGTGCTTGCTGACTTCGCAGTGTGGCGTAAAGCAAAAGTAATCATGAGGCGTCCGACATATGTCAGTGGGCTAGCCAAGAACGTGTGGTGCCGCGTTGTGGAGAAAAACAATGTAGCCGCCGCATTTTATTCTTGCGGATATTTAGCAGCGGAGTACGGATATTCTTACTGGGATTTTTCAGCAGAAGTTAGTAGCAATGTTATTTCATCGGCCACGCTGCGAAACAACAACACTAACGCTGCTGATAACGTTAGATCAACGCAAACGCTAACGCCGATCAATTTACCGCCAACGGCTTATGAGCTAACGCTGACATTCGTTGATACGTCTGTGATTCAGGATGGTGACAAGGTGACGGTAATAGGAGTGAGACGATGAAAAAATATATAAATGGCTCATATATAGATATGACTGCGGAAGAAATAGCCCAGCTTGAGCGGCTTGCGGCAGAACAGCCCGCACCCGAACCCACGGCGGAAGAAAGAATTGCAACGCTTGAAGAAGCGTTAAATATGCTTTTATCGGGGGCGACGGAATGACGGACGAACTTCGTGAAAAAATCCTTGCTTATAACCGCAGGATAAAGGCCGACCGCGCGGAGCGGGACGAGCTGCAAGCCAAGCTTGACCGCATCCGCGAGGCGGTAGATGGCATGACGGGGCTGCCGAGCGCATCAAAGCTTGCGGCCTTTTTGGAGACTATCAGAGAGATTATAAAGCCAAAGGAGGGCTAAAAAATAATGAAAAGATACTTTGCAATGTTGCTTGCCATTGTGCTGCTGTGCCTATGCACGGGCGCAGTAGCTATGGGCTGGGGGCGCACGGATAATCCGCCCCCGACTTATACCGTGACCGTCACTAAGCTGGACAAGGTGGCGACCACCAGCGGCGCGGCCTATACCCCTGCACCGGGCAAAACCGCCGCCGTGGGCACGGTGGTGTACTTTACGGCAAAATTTGCAGATGCCGAAGGCAGTCCCGTGCAGGGCACTATCAATCTTACGGATATGGACGTGCTGTATCTTGACGGCGATGTAGTCGCCGCGATAGTCACAGGCTCATACCCCGCCGTGCGGGCGGTATACGAGTATACCACCCCATTGGCGGAGCTGACCTATGACGGCAAGCCCGTGACCATAAGCGGGGATACCGTGACCATAGGCAGCTTGACCTTCACCCGCCGCAATGGCGTGGCGGTAGATGTGTCCATAGCGGGCGGCCTTGCCGACC